AGCACGACTGTCATATACGGAACTGAGTTCTTGGTCAGTCCAGCCTACAGATTTCGCATAGTCACGGATTTGTTTCCGAACCGCATCACCCTGTGGAGTGGATAACTCAGGAATCAGACTCACGAGCTTCTCAGATTCTTGACGGAGATGGTTTTGCAAGGAGGCTTGTTGCTCTGCTTGTTGCTGTTGGGCAAGGCGTTGCTGTTCTGCTCTCACTACTGCTAACTGCTTCTCACGCTGATTCTGTTCAGCTACCGCCACGGCATAGCCAATGGGGTCTGTTTCCTTTAGAACATCTAAGTTCACACCCTGATCTTGCTGAGTAAGGAAGCTATCCAAAGCTCTCAATTTCTGGGCATAAGCCTGTCGCTCTTGTTTCACATACTCTAAGTGATTACGTTCAGCTTCAAGAGCCTTACGTTGTTCAGCTAGAGCCTGAGACTTTTTGGTGTAATCTGCACCTTGTTGATAACCCTTGATAAGTTCGTCAAGTTCTACCTCGACTTCCTCACCAGATGCCTTGACTTTATATCTAGGCTTAGGTTCTTCAGATTCCTCTGAATACTCAACTTCATCAGTTTCTTGAACTTCCTCTGACTGTTCTTCGGCTTGGCCTTGTGTGGCTTCCTCAGAATCACCCATCAGACTTTCAAACGCTGAAGCGGCTTGGTTTACATTTAGGCTTTCACTCCCTTGTGGGTTGGTGTTTTCCATTTGTCATCTCAAAAATCGCTAGACACCTTCTAGACGGAGGCTAGGGAAAACCCTAGAGAATCTTCCACTTCTTCTCTTTGATTAAAGTTTCCGAGGCCAAGCCTTCTAGGTGTCCTGTAATCAAATCGATTGTCTTGATATGGCGGTAGGCATCTTCCCTAACACCAATATCACTACTATTTGTGTTAATTATCACACTAATCTGTTGTTTTTTCAAGTTATCTATGACTTCTTTGAAAAAGTCATCGTTCAATAAGTTTTTAGCCCATTGAGCTTTAACGTGTTTGTCCATACTGATTTTGTATTCCTGAAATTACATCATTGATTGTTAAGGCTTGGCTTGGCATCACATCTCTACCAGTTCCTAATATGCTCATCAATCTTGAATAACTCATATCAGATGGCTGAGAAAACTGTCGTTGCTCTGGAATTTTTCCATAGTTAGGGTCAAGTAATTTCTGCCATTGAGTGCCTTTTAATAAGTCACGAGTACCAAAATCAATTGCAGGTAATGTAGTCATTGCACCAGTATTTACTGGTAAGTCTTTCTGGTATACAGGAGACTTCCAGTCAGCAGGTACAGGAACAATATCGTATTGAGTTGGGCCAGAACTAGCAGCCGCACCCGCACCAAGTATTCCAGCACCCAATAAACCAAGTCTTGCCATCTCAGCAATCTCAGCCATTGTGTAGGTTTTGGGCGCAACAACTGAAGTCCCTGTAGATACACCTGTACCAGCACCAGATGGGTTTACACCTGTGCTTAAAGCATCACTTCCAAGACCTGTTAAACCAGTAGTAACTCCTGTACTTACTGCTCCAGTTCCAACATTAGCGGCATTAGTTAGACCAGTAACACCTCCAACTGTTGCGGCTGTATTTGCTCCAGTACCTAGCAGATCAGTTCCTAGTGTTGAGCCTGTCAATACTCCAGTACCAGTTAATCCTGTTGTAGATGTAGTTCCTAGTAAATCTGTGCCTAACGTAGAGCCAGTTAATAATCCAGTTCCAGTAAGACCAGCAACACCAGTTCCTGTTCCTAGTAACTCAGTTCCAAGTGTTGAATCCGTAAGAATACCTGTGCCAGTTAAGCCACCTCCAACACTTATGCCCTCACCAGTTGCATCTCCAGTTATGCCTAATCCTGAGCTAGTTCCTGTTATTCCAGTACCTGTGCTACCTGTAATCTCAGTTCCTGCACCACCAGTTATTGTGTCTGTACCAACCGCACCAGTTTGATTACCAGCAATAACATTGACAACATCGGTTGTTGTTAAAACATTATTTACTGCTGCATTGGTTACGCCTTGATCAAACCCAACTGAATCTAATAGTTGTGTTACTTGACTTGTTGACAAACCACTATCAACTAAATTCTGAGCTAAATTTGTGGCAGCACTAACATCACCTACTTGAGATGTTCCTGTAGAAACACCTGTGGTATCTGTTGCAGTAGAACCTGTAGCAACACCAGTATCAGAACCAATAGCATTGACAACTTGATTTAGTGTTACTACGTTGTTAACTGCGGCATTAGTTACGCCTTGGTCAAATCCTACAGAGTTTAGTAATTGTGAGACTTCACTTGTAGACACACCGCTGTTAACTAAGTTTTGAGCCAAGTCTGTAGCTGCGGCAGTATCTGCTACTGTAGATGCTACTTGACCAGTAGATACTTGTCCTATTGCAGCTTGTCCAGTATCACCAATGACATCACCAAGAGTACTGGTTGCAACATCTTTTAATAAACTACCACCAATCGATAAACCGCCAGTTATCAATCCTGCTGTAAGAGCATCACCCAATGATTCTCCTGAACCAAGTTGTGTTCCTGTGGTTAGTAATCCTTGACCAACTGCCTGACCAACATTGGTAACAACTCCAGCAGCGTCAACAATACCTAAAGCCTCTCCAAGACCTGCTGGAACACCAAACAATGAACCTGCTTTTAATGCAAAGTCCATAAAGTCTCTTGTTGCGTTTACTTCTTGTTGTTTAGTAAGCTGTTGAAACTCACCACTCGGAGAGTACCAATTTACATCACCACCTACTTTGTTTTCACCCTCTTTGTAAACAATCACATTTTGTAGTGGGCCTTGCTCAAATGTTTCACCACTACCACTAGAGTTATATACTGGTTGATAATATGTTCCATCAACCAAAACAGCTTGACCAGATGCAAAAGCATTAGAGTCAATCATTGATCTAATAGTGTCACCTGTACTTGGTGCTTTAGCTTGTATAGTTGGTTGTGTAGCTACTTGATTATTAGATTGTGTTTGGTTGGTTTCCTGAGTTGCAGTTTGAGTATCTGCTGCTTTAACAGTAGCTCCAGACATATCAATGTCTGTTCTAAGTGGAGTTCCTTTAGATAACAATAATCCATCAGCACTTGTTACTTTTCCATCATTGTTTACGTCATAACGCAAATCAGTATCTGCACGTTTTACTGCCATTTTTATAGCAGATTCACCCAATCCTTTTGCTGTGTTATACGCATCAAAATTACCATTAAATAAACTATACGAACTTAAACTAGGAAATCCTGCTTCAGTTGCAATTTGTTCTTGTGTTTTAACAGTTGGTGTTTGAATTTGAGAAATAACATTGTCAAGCGACACATTATTAGTTGATAAAACTTGATTTCCTGCTCCAATAGGATTACCAGATGGAGTAAATTGTTGCACTTGATTTGCATCAGAACCATCAACTTTTGATGTGCTAATACTGTTAATGCCAACAATTTGCTGATCTTCACCAGAACCACGAATTTCATAACTAGGATTTACATATGTATCACCAAGTTGAACAGCTTGACCCAATGGAGCAGTAGATGCAGCAATAGATATAACTTGACCAACAGGAGTTCCAGTAATAGCAGAAATTTGTGTTGGATTTAAAGTTCCAATTGCTATCAAATTTTCAACTGTAGGATTTGTATTGGAAACTTGTGTACCAATACTAGAAATTACATCATCAATGGTTGAAACTCCATCTCCCATATCCTCATAGTTATAAAGAGATATTTCATTTCTGGGTCTAGCCATGATTAACCTCTGATTTCTACGTTACTGGTAATACCTGCACCGATCTTCATGGCCTTCAATTGTGCTTCAGCCTCAAACTCTTGTTGCTTCATAGCAAAGTAAGCCTGTTGTTTCTCACGTTCTAACTGTAACTTAGAGGCTTCTTTTTCACGCAATAATTGCATCTCAAGAGTTGCTTTTTGCTGTGCCATCTGCGTATCAATCTGCATTTGTTGTTGTTGCAACTGCATATCAGCTTGAGCCTTAGCTTGGTTAGCTTGAATCTCAGCCTGAGTCCTAGCCATCAAAACCTGCACCTCTGGAGGCATCTGCTGTTGTTGTGGAGGAGGATTAGACAATGCTTGATCTTGCTCAGGAGTAATAGCTTTGTAGAACTCAGCACTATCCTTAAAGCCTGCAATCTCTACCATGCGACCAAGAGTCCCACGATACTGAGCAGGGCTAACATAAGGGTTAGCAGGGCCATACTGACCAATCAACTGCTCTTGTTTAGCAAGAACCATAGACAGCATAGCCATCTGCTCTTGTCTGTTGCCTGCGCCTAATCCTACGTTAATCGCAACATCGTATTGGTTAGCCCATGTACGAGGGTCAAACTCTACGAATTCACCACGCATACGAACTAAACGAGGCTTGTCTTGATACTTGCACAAGAGATGCAAGATGCCCTTAAACAAAGACTTAACACCTGTCTCAGCAAAGATTCGAGCAATTAGTTCAATCTTGCCTGCTCCAGCTTGTTGCATAGAAGCAACAGCCGCAGCAGTCACGTTTTGCAAGATAGATGGGTCTAAACCCTGTGAAGCATCAGAAACACCTGTGCGCTTAGACTGGACTGTATCCAAGTACTGAAGCATTGGAAAAGCCTGAGAAGCTACATTTTGGACTACAAGTTGTTGAACAGCGTTCGGAGACTTAGCACGAATAACACCACCAGCAGTAGATGTAAGCAAGTCGTCAAGGTTTACCTGCCCTTCGACAGCCACCACACGAGCATTGTTTGTCAGATATAAGTTATCCAACATCTGACGAGTGATAGTCGTTTTGATTAACTGAATGTCTGTTGTTCTGTCGGCTAACGAATTACCAAAGAACTTGTGCGGAATTGGGATAGGACAGATTGAGTGAAAAGGAACGTAATCAACTTCCTCAACCATCTCCTTACCCTTTGCGTCCTCAAGAATCTCGTTAGATGCGTAGAACACTTGGACGAGTGAGGCAATACCTTTTCCGTCTATATCAGTTTTGACATAACACTCAAAGACCTCAATCTCTTGCATCGATGGGTCATCAGTCTGGACTTGGTAGGGCTGCTCACCTGCTGAAAAACGAGCCACACGCTCTGGTGTGTAAGCAAGTGCATCACCCATCTGTAAGCCTTCAACCTGCTTTTTGTTGAAACCCATAGCAACCAAGGTGCTACGAGTTAACATCTGTCTGTGAGCAATGAAAGGAGAATCAGCAATAGTTCTAGCCTTCTTGCTAATCAAGAACTCCTCTGGGGGTACGTTCTCAATCGTTACCTTGCCTGATTTCTTTTTCTTTTGGGCTACGATATTATGAGTAGCACCCATAACTGGCATACCCATAGGGTCTATAACTGGCTGTCCCATTGGGTCATAGATAGGAAATTCTGTCGTATCCTGCTCGACAATCTCCATGCTTTCATCGCTCATCAGCATGGCTAACTCATCGCTAGACAAGTCAAAGTAACGCTCTTTGGTTACGTCTTCTTTATCTTCCCAATACGCCTTAACAATTCCATTCTTCTGTAGCAAGGCATCCTTGAACCAGTCATGTAGGATTGCTACGCCTTCGTTGTCCCTTGAGAACACCCAATTACAGTAGTCAGTAGCTTGCTTAGCAGAGGCTTCATCCCTTGGGCCTTGTGGCTCAAACACCACGATATTCTCTGAGCCTGTAAAGATACGAACTAGGCTAGGCAATGCGCCATCAATTGCCTCAGCCACCTCTCCAGTAACGATCTGAGACTTACCTTCTGTCTCATTCCCATATGGCTGTCGCAAGTAAGCCTGTAGTGCTTGTTTGCGCTGATCTACAGTCTCACTCTCGATAAATCCGATAGAGTCGTCAATCTCAGCTTGTAGTATCGACTTCAAGTCGTTCGTTTCCATGTTTATCCTTTGGAGGGCGACCCATTCGGGGTTTATCCAATTGTAATGCTTTTACCACATTTTCCAATAGTTCAAGTCTCATTTCAAGTTCTTTTACTTTTGGAGCTAAATTAACCCCTTGGCGTTCTACATACATTACACAATCCATTTCGGTGCTTGGTTGATAGGCTTAGACCATGTTGAACTTCCTTCGTCCAATCCAAGGGCTAAGTAACGGAATGAGTCCGAGCCATGTGATGACCAGTCATGCAATGGACGCTCATAGAAAATCTTACGTTTCTCATCGTAATCTCTGCGATAGTTTCTCAGGCAGTTCAGACCTGTCTGGACTTTAGGCACGTTAAACCAACATCTTGGTAACAACCTACGAACAGCCTGAATACCATCGTCTAAACCCATTCTAGGAGCTATCTTGACCTCTAAACCAGCTTCCTCAAGCATCTCAAGTCTGCTCTTACCAGTTCCAAGTTCCCTGACCCTAACGTCATGGGGCAGGATGTGCTCTGCCTTGAGATAGTCGTTATCTCTAATCCACTTAACGTAGTGGTCTAGTCCAACACCATGATTCTCGTAGTAATCAATGAGTCTCACTTCTTTACCAACTAACTGAGCCACCCAGATAGACGTAGAGTCACCCATACCCAAGTCCCATGCAGTAAAGGTTCTGCTTAGTTCCTCTAAAGGAATCTCCTGCATATGTTTCTTAGCTTCTAGGTCATTGAGGATTGTTCCGTAATACGAACCTTCTACGGCAGCATCAAACGAGCACTCGAACTCTTGGCGATACTTATCTTCACCCATCTCGTTCTTAGCAGCCTTCAGTTCTACCTCATCCACTACCCCTGTCTCAGAGGCTTTGAACTCTAGTAAACCCCATCCGTCCTCTTTTTCAGCCCTGTCTCGCAGTTCTTTGAAATGGTTGTGTCCTTTAGGCGTACCAATGAACAAGCACCACCCCTTCCTGTCTGTCAAAGCAGGTCTTACGATGTCAGTCCATATCTTAGGGTTCTGATCTCCAACCTCATCAATGATCACCCCATCAAAGTATTGACCTCGCAAGGAATCTGGATTGTCTGAGCCGTACAGTTGGATGCGTCTACCCCAGAAGTCAACTCGTAACTCTGAGATGTTGTTAGTACCGCCTAGCGGTGTAGTGTATTTAACGAGGTAATCCCAAGCCACCCTCTTAGCTTGTCCATAGGTAGGAGCAATGTAAGCGTAACGAGGTGTTTCCTTCTGGTTTAGAACCGCATCACGGATTAGATGGTTTAGAGCAGCAACAGTCTTACCAAACCTACGATGCGCCACTACGACTGCAAACCTATGTGCGTCTAGTAACTCGTGAACCTTGATCTGGTGTTCCCTTGGTGCGTAAGGGATTTCGATTACTTCGCCCATGT